CCCCTTAAGGCCCCCCCTGGCGCTAGTCCCGCTACTGAGCTCTGACAACCATCTCGGGTGTCATCTCAGGCCACTGTCGTGAGGGTCTTCCTCACTTGCGACAGGGGTTTAACGGGTATGCTCCTCCGGGCAACGCCCGGACACTGCACGCCCCAGCCGGAAGGCCGGGGGTCCCTCTCCATTCAATCACTATCTATGTGACTGATGTGACAGGAGAGGGGTGCCTCTGGTGGACCGGCTGGGGCGAGCGCGCCGCCCTCTTGCAGTGCAAGGGGGGCATGCGCAAGTCCCATCCACAACACAACCGCAAGGATCCATTCATGGAAACCAAGAAGAAGAGAGAGCTACGCTTTCGAGAGAAGGCGAAGTATTTCTCTACCGGCACCCTTGGCGCCAACGTAGTTGGCGAACCCCAAGGCGAGGTCGGTCCGATTCTTGGATTCGAGGAAACTATCTCGAGTGGTCATCCCTGGCCCCCTAGAGGGGCGCAACGGGAACGGGATATTGGTGGCAATTTTCAAAACATCAAGCGAACCTACGTCGACTCATTGTCGCGTAATTCGTTTGACATTGCCAACAATTTCAAAGGGAATGGCTATGGAGTCAAACACTCCGGCGCCTTTTCCTTCTTTGGTTTGGAGCCGTTGGATCGAGACTGGATGTATCCCTCTGTTTACGGGTTGAGTGATTCTCAACTCATCGCAAAGGGTGCAACCGCTATCTCGAACACAGCACCGACCAATCCCGCAGCGAACGCTGCTCAGTTTTTATCTGAGCTGAAGAGAGACGGGTTGCCGTCTCTCCCGGGCTTGCAAGCTCTGACGTCCAAGAAATCTTTCCGGCAAAAAGTCGGAGAAGAGAACTTGAACTGGGAGTTTGCGTTTAAGCCCTTCATCGCGGACTTGCAAGATTTCGCCAAAGCTGCGAAAGATTCTGAGAAGATTCTTAAGCAGTATCGCCGAGATTCTGGCAAGAACGTGAGGCGTCGCTTCACCTTTCCTGAAGTTGTCGAGACTTCTGTTGAGAAGAGAAACTATGCTGGAGGTCTTCCGACCCCTAGTAATAGCTATCTTCTCGACTGTCTCGTCAACAGGAGCAACATTGACTACACCGTTACTACGACCAAGCGGTCGAAGGTGTGGTTTTCCGGGTGTTTCACCTATTATCTTGACCCTGGCGAAGGTGCCATGGGTCGCGCTAATAGGTTCGCACAAGAAGCTGACAAGCTTCTTGGAATTCAGCCTTCGGCTGAACTCCTCTGGGAGTTGACTCCTTGGAGCTGGGCCTTCGATTGGGTGTCTAATATGGGCGATGTTATCGCCAATTTTAGCGCCTTCCAACGCGACGGCCTGGTACTGAGGTATGGATACATCATGGAAGAAAGTTACCATGAGCAAGTCCATACCGTCTCGGGTTTGAAAGCCAAGGATGGCTATCTTCCTGAGACTGTCACCGCCACCCTCCGCACCACGCGGAAGAAGCGGCTGGCAGCTACTCCTTACGGTTTCTCCCTTGACCCGAACTTTGTGAACACGTTCACAGGTCGGCAATGGGGAATCCTCGCTGCTCTTGGTATCACCAAGGGCGGCGGCAAGGTCGGTATGTAACCGATCCTCAAGTAGTGCCGTGTGCAATCAGTACACGGTTCCTTCCACAAAGATGCTCACACAACATGTGTTGAGCGATCATCTCCTGAAAGTAGTTGTGCCATGGCTTTTGCCGATCCGCAGTCAGTTACCATCAACTCTGTTGCTAATTCGCTTCCGCGAACTAGCAGCGGTCCCAACACCGGGTCCTTCACAAAGGACGACGGTGCTGTCAAGCTCACCGTTTCCCATTCATATGGGAAGCGTGTGCGCCGGACCGTCAGGCTTGATCACACCAAGATCGCAGCTGATCCGCTGCAGCCTTCGACCAATGCGCGTTACTCGATGTCGACTTACGTCGTCGTCGATGCGCCGGTCACCGGCTACACGAATGCTGAGATCAAGCAGATCGTAGATGCCCTCACGGGCTATCTCACTGCTTCCTCTGGTGCTCGTGTCACCCAGCTTCTGGGTGGCGAGAACTAGAGATCCATGTCCAAGTGGGCATGGAGATTGTCCAGCTTAATAACCTGGACAATTGTTGGTGTGCTTTGCGTTCTTGCCTTTACGGCTAGAACTGCATGGTGAGTGTTTGGGGTGGCCCCGCGAGGGGCCACCTCATTCCACTGACTGTAAGGCATAGCTGCGGCATGTTCCACCACTCGATCCCTAGAAAGGGGAAATCATGGGCAACATGAAGCAACTCTTGCAGGTGCTACTCAATGAATTGGGTAGCAGGTGTGCAACTAGCACCACCAGCGATCAAAACTACATCGCTGGTCGGATGGAAACTGAAGGTGATGAGTTCTTGACGATCTCATTACCTGCCTTCGCGAAAGACCTCGAAAGATGTCTTGACCAAGGCTTTGTGTCTGAAGACGCTTTCCGCGGCTTCAAAAAGCGCAGTCTGTCACACGACGAGAAATTGACGCGTGACGTCATGCGTGAGTCCTTCGTTGCCAAGATGGGCCACGAGAGTGGTCCTAATTGGCAGGAACACGGAGGACCGAGTCCCCTCTTTTTGGGAGGGTTCCTCGCACAAATCTTCCATCCATTGTACGGATATCTTCGCAACTACGAGAACACTGGTTGTTGGATCGACCAGGAATATCTCGATAGGCAGACAGATGCAATCCAGGCAATCCGTCAGATTTCTCTGATGTTTGCTAAGATCGACAAGCCGTGCAGCGATGCACGTGTGCGTCGAGCACTGTCTGACTACGTTGCGACAGATCAGGTTGTTGCTGAGTTCGAGCGCGAATGGAGTCCCGCTGATTACGGAGACTTTTCTCGTATCTCGAATCTCTTGTTTGGAGACGTTTTCTCGCGTATAGACAGAGATGTCTACGCGGGAGACGTTGTTCCCAAACACGGGCCCGGGGCCACGGCTGACAAACTAAAGGGAAACCAGAAGTTTGATCAGCTTGAGTGGCCTGAGCGTTTGGATGCGGTATTTCCCGCTGGGGAATACCTCCTTCCGAACTGGAGATACTACAAGTATCTCGACCGAGTAACATACCTGGAGCCTGGAGCAGAACGACCCGTCAGGGTCATCACTGTTCCTAAGACGGCCTCGAAACCGAGAATCATCGCCATCGAGCCCACTGCAATGCAATACATGCAGCAGGCCCTGTTGGAGAAGATTGTTGAAGCGATCGAAGGGGATGAACTCCTTTCGGCGTTCGTTGGCTTCACAGACCAGATCCCTAATCAGGATATGGCACGTGAAGGCTCTCTTAACGGAGAGTTTGCTACGCTAGATCTTAGCGAAGCATCCGATCGCGTTTCGGTTCGGCATGTAGAAGAACTGTTTGCCCACTCTCGCAACCTCTTGGAAGCGATGATGGCAGTCCGTTCGACGAAGGCCGACGTGGATGGCCATGGGATTATATCCCTGGCCAAATATGCGTCCATGGGCTCGGCGACGTGCTTTCCCGTAGAAGCGATGGTCTTTTTGACATCGATCTTCATGGGGATTGAACGTCACCTAGGTGTCCGCATGACACGTAAGATCATCAGATCATACGTGGGTAAGGTGCGCGTCTACGGGGACGATATCATCGTCCCTGTCGATGTTGTTGAAGATGTCGTGCTCTCCCTTGAAACCCGAAATGGGTTCAAGGTGAATCGCAACAAGAGTTTCTGGACTGGGAAGTTCAGAGAGTCTTGTGGCAAGGAATTTTACGCAGGTGCGGACGTTTCCATAGTCCGCGTACGGCGTGAACTTCCTGCCAACATCTCAGACGCTGAGAAGGTTGTGTCGGCTGTCTCGATGCGAAACCAGTTTTACTGGTCCGGATTGTGGCAGACGGCATTTTGGCTTGACGACAAGGTCATTTCGAAGGTCCTCGGACCTAAGAACTACCCTGTTGTCGAACCATCCTCCTCTGTGTTGGGCCGGCATTCTTGTCTCGATGTTGAGACTCAGAGAATGTCTCCTACACTGCACAAGCCCTTAGTTCGGGGCTATGTAGTTAGGGCCGTGATTCCAGTAAACAAACTGGATGACACGGGTGCTCTTCTCAAGTGGTTTCTCAAGAGAGGGAGCGATCCCTTCGATGATGCAAACCACCTAGAGCGTTCTGGACGCCCTGTAGCCGTCAGCATCAAGCTGCAGTGGGCATCCCCTCATTAGAGGGGATGTGCGATAGCTGAGGAGCTATCGCGCAGGAGGCATTAAGTCTCCTCCGTTTCGCGAGCAAGCAACGCCCGCCC